CGGCCCCTCGAACCATGTCTGCTTCAGCAAATCTACTCATATTTCTTCCTAAATATCGTGCCATTTAATTATCTCCTTTATGATACAGGATCACCTGTTTGTGGTAATTCATCTTTTAATACTGTAATTGGTATAAGTACTCTACCTCCTGTTTCATTACCAACAATCAATAATGTCGCTTGTACATTTGCTTTTGTATGTTGTTTTCCTGTTATAACAAATTGAGTTCCGGACACTGTAACAGATCTAGCTGCTGATGAATCTCCAACAAATCTAGGAACTGATGCATTACCTGTACCACCTGTTGCTACAATATTACATGCTGATGAATCAGATAAAATAGCTGTATAACCAAAAGTTGAATTACCAGCTTGCATATTAATTGTATTTGGCTGAATAGGAAAGTTTTCTGCAAAATTAAGAGTAATACCGGTTGATTCTAAGTTACCTACACTTACTACTGGAATTTGTGAAGTTCCTTTTGGTAGTGTTACTAATTTGTATTTTAACATTTGCGTTTCATCAGGCAATGCTTCGACTACTGGCATATTTTCAATAGCCGCGCCATAATATGCAGACCCTAATGGATGGTCTGGATTATATAAATCGTAATCTATTTCATCATCTGCTAATGCAAATTGTGTTATATTAAATTGATCTCTTCCGGATGCTAAAATTTCTCGACCTTTTCTGGTCAATATTGCATCGACTGTAATTGTTGAATTGTTTAAGTATCCCATAATTTACCCTATCTTTTTAATAAATATACATATACCGTAATTTCTTCTATTGTTTTAACATTATCTATAACTTACTCTCGGACGGCCTGTTCCTCGACTTGGTCTTATCGGACGTTCTACTAATACAGCCGGTCCTGCAGTTACACTTATGTTACCTGGATTCATTTGTCCATCTTCTGTAACTGCTGGAGTTGCGTTATAAACTACTTGGTTTGGATTAGTAATAAAAATTTCTACTATTGGTTCAAATCCTATTTCAGAATATCCTGATAAAACATTGATGCCTGGAGCTGTAAGTGTTGATCCTACATATTTTGATGCCTCTTTATTAGTCTCATCATCGCGATAATGTATTTCAGCTAATGATTGACTATATGTAAATCTTGACGGAGCACAATATGAATCATATACATTATTAAATAATCCTCTATGTAATGACTCACTTAAAACTCTTAATCGGTCATTTTGATATTTTGAATTAGATGCTGTAACTTCATGATAATGTAATACTTTCTTTTTGAATACTGTACTAGGTCTTGCAACATCAATATAATCATCTGCATAACTATATCCTGACTTATTAATAAGTTGAACAAGTTCTAATTTATCAATACGCGGACGTATTGAATGTCCAGTTCCGCCATTTAACACTCGACTCTGATACCATATTTCTAATGTTATATTAGTACGTCTTGGTATATGTACATTTTCAAATATTACGACATCTTCACGCTCATTAGTACTAGAAAAATCAATATTCTTAATTTTTGTTTCTGTCATATGAGTATATGGAATTTCTGACATTCCAATCGCCGATGTAGTTGATGTAGGTGTTTCATTATCTTTTGTTGATATGATTCTAGCATACAAATATGCTGTACCGTTAGTTGCATTATCTAAATGAGTTACTGAAACTTGAAGATCTTGTATAGTATCGGTTTGTAAATATGTATTGAATTGTATTCTAATCTTATCTGATGCTAATGGAATTCCTCCAAGTGTGCCTCCGGATTCTAATAAATAATTATTATCATTAAGTTTTATATTTCCGACTCCTGCAGTAACTTCCCATCGATGGTTAGCATCACGTTGGAACGAACCTTCTGATTGAGCTACAGAATATATTGTTATAGCCGATCCTGTTGTTCCTGGTCTATTATCTGACGGAAAAATATCTTTAGTAAAATAATCTGTGCCAATACCTTTTGGTTTTGGTATAATTTCACCAAAATAATTTCCAATATCAGAATATCCATTATCGCCAACATGGAATGTTGTATCACCACCCGTTAATACTGGAGATCCTGAAATAGCTCCTTCATAATACGGATACTCTCCAGTAGTTTCTGGCGTTAACCCTGGAACTAATGTTTCATAATGACAAGCTTCTTGTTCTGGACGCTTAAATGGCGTTACCTTAGCTCTTTCTAATGCATGTGGTTCAACTAATAGACCCATTACTTCGTCAATACGATCTGGTAACATTTGACGTATTGATTCAAATAATGAAAAATCGAATTGACTAAATATTCTCATGTATGCATTTATATCATTTCTATCTGAATATTTTTTCCAATATGCATTTGCAAATTTGTTTAAGTCCGGATATGTTAATTCGTATTGATCATCTGGATCACCTACAAAATCATCTAATGCAACATCACCAACATGATTAAAAATTTCTTTGTTAATTTGATCTGCCATTGAATAAAACAATCCTAAACGATTAGAATCTAAAGATGCTCTATCAAACCTAGAACGTTCTGCTGTGGCATTTGTTGATAACCTCGTAATAAGTTCGTTATCATCAAATCTAATTTTTTGTGATTTAGGCAAACTAGCACCTAACGATATTCCTTGAACATAATATGTCTCTTCAACTGGTTCATAATTACCACGTTGTGCATTTACTGGTGTTGGGAAATTGTAAAATTGTGCATGTTGTGTAATTGAATCTGTTAATGGTGTTGTAAAATCTTGTATTTTTTGATTTGGATGACTCGATGTTACAAAAAGATTTGGAGCAACACTATGATCGACAGCATTTAATTGAGTTCCGAATGGATAATGTCTAATTAAAGTATCAAATGAAGCTGTAGGATGTTGTGATGATGCATATGAAGTAGGATTTTTGGTATGTAAATCAAATGTTTTTTGATCTAATACTTCTAACCATTCTCGATATTCTTGCATCGAACCACTAAATTGACCACCAAGTCCATAATTAATTAATCCACTTCCGGTTGCTCCTCCAATGACTATTTCTTTATTAGTTGTATTAGAACCCCAATATGATGTTAAAGAACTTCCATTAGCTACCGAAGATCCCGATCCGAAATTAATCGATCCAGTTGTCATATGTATAATCTTATCACTTATATAATCAGAAGCTTTTTGAGTTTGGAAATAGATATCCGGTTCAAATTGTTCGCCGGCTACATGACTTGATGTTACATATGGAAATGCTGACCATAATCTTACATTCCAAAATTCTCCATCATATAACGGAACATAATCTGAATAACTAACTATTGAGTTACCTAACTTTTCATCATATTTACTTCCGGCTAATTGACTCGTGCCTGTATTACCAGATAAATCACGAATTTGGAAGAATAATCTTCCAAATGCATCACTACCAGAATATGATCCTGTATATTGTACACCTAAATTCCAATGTACATTATCTTTAGTTGTACTCGATCCATGTGATAACATGATCATTGATTCTTTAATAGCTGGCTTAATTCTAAATTCAATAGTATCCGGAACTCTATGATTTAATTTAGTATCTGAAATGTTTGTAGGTGCACTAAACCCTGGGCCAACTCCGTTAATAACTTCAATTGCACTAGAAAGCCCTAAATCTGAATATTTAATTCTATCTCTATTGTATCGTACAGATGATCCAGATGCAATTTTTAATGCATATGTAAATCGATCTTCTATCAATAACGGAGTATCTTCATCAACTTTAGGCCCGCCATATTCTCTAATACTTAATAAAGTCTGAGGGATACCATATGTATTCATTAACGCTTTAACGCCCCTTGCAGTACCTTTTGTTTTAAGTAAATGAGGTAAATTATTAACTATTCTACGCCAAACTTCGGTTGTAATAGCCTCATCTGATTTAGTAAATATACTTCCTGTACTAGCTAAAGAACCTGTTTCACTTTTTCCTAATTTATATTGCCATAATGCAGATGCTTGATTTCCGTTAAATAATTTCCATCCCATTGATTTAGCAACATTATATAATGTTTCTTTTGTATGACCTAATTTAGGATGTTCAATAGGATGGTATGTTTTTGCTAATGCATCTGCATATGAATACAAAATATCAAAATGATGACCAATCATATTTACAAATAATTCATATTGATCATTATTAGAATCTAATCTAATATGTTCTGGTATTGTAGTAACCAATGACATGTCATTAAACTCATCATATAATGACGCAGATGCTAATGTACCATTATACCAATCAGTTGCAATAGTTGATGTAGAACTATGTAACGCATATTCGCCTTCAGTATCATCTGCACTTGCTGTTAAAAACTTTGGATAAGGCTGAATTTGGTATACATCTGCTGCTAACAATCCTCCTTCTAATCTTGTTGGATTGCCTTTTTCATGCTCACGATCATAAACATCTTGATGTGTAAATAAACTAGCTGTTGGTTCATAGTATAACCACTTTTCAAATCCATCAAAAGAACCTA